CCTACCTGCGGCGCTATGCGCTCGCCGCAGCGGTCGGCGTGGTCACGGAAGATGATGACGGCCAAGCGGCGAGTCCGAAGGACAAGGCGCGCCCGGTGCATAAGACGGTCGCTGAGGGCAAGGCGGGGGCGCCACACGCGAGTGTGGGGCCCAAGGAGCCTGCTCCCGCCCCTCAGCCACTGTCGGAGAAGCCGAAGCAGTTGACCGAGGAACCGGCGCCGTTTGGCGCGGGGGCGATGGTCTGGCCCATCGGCAAAAAGAAGGGCGTGGCGCTGCGCGATTTTCCGAGTGACGAATTGGTCGCGGCGCTGGCGTGGATTCGGAAGACGGGGCGGTATGCGGAGTTTGAGCAGCCCATCGGGGAAGTCTTGGAGTCGCGGGCCGGTGAGTAGGATTCGGCACAAGCATTACACGCCGCCTGCGTGGGATGCACCCGACTTACTGCCCCTGCTTAAGGATGTGGGCGAGATTGGGGTGCGGCGGGTTCCCAATGGCCGGGGCGAACTGACCTTCGGCTTCCAAGGGGACTTCGAGCAAGAACCCCCCAGCGTCCCGGTGGATACCAGTGAAGCGGCGGCCCGAAAGGTCGAGGGGAAGTCGGCCTATTGGCGGGCGGAGATTTACGCGCTCCTCACAAGCTGTGGGGCGCTCGGAGCTACCGAACGGGAAATCGAGCACGCCTTGCATCTGTCCGGGAACACGGTGCGCCCGAGGCTCTGGGAGCTGGAAGGAAACGCCCCGGCAGGCAGGCCGCTCCGCGTGGCGCTGATTCGGAAGACGCCCCGGAAGCGAGATGGGGCGCGGGTGTACGTAGCGATCTAGTGGGGGCCGTCCGTCCGTGCTCGACTCTAGTGAGGGCTCCGTGGGGTCGATGCTGGGCGGTCCCCCAAGAGACTTGACCGCAGCAAGATCATGCTCCAAATTAGGAGGCGACGTGCGATCCGTTCGGACCGGAACGCCGCGAACTGGGTACGACATGGGGCAACCCCCGTGGCTTGCGCTGTGAACTACTGTCTCCCGCCCCGTACCCGGCGGAGCAGGAGTCCGACACAGCCTGAGTGCGCGGGGGTTTTCCTATGCGGGTGGGTAGTGGACAAGGGCCGTTCTTCGCGCAAATCCCCTTCGCGCTGCTCGATGATCCTGCCGCTGATGCTGAGACAATCGCCACCTACTGCGCGTTACGCCGGTTCACCGACTTCGGGTCGGACAAGGGCTGCTTCGCCTCGCATAGCCGCTTGGCGAAAGTGGCGGGGACATCGGTCGCCACGGTCAAGCGTCGCTTGGAGTGGCTCAGAAGTGCGGGGTGGATTGACTGGGCGGGCGCCTTGGGACGCTCGAATCGGTATGCCGTGAACCAGACCCAGGTCACGGTGAGCGAGGAGGTAGCTCAGGCTGAGCGAGGTAGGTCGGTCAGGGTGAGCCACCCCCTAGGTCAGGCTGAGCCACTACCAAGAGACAGTAACCGAGAAACAAAAGGCACCAAGATACAAATACCGAGCAAAGCCCTGGTCGCGCTGAAGCGCGACGATATCGTGGCAGAGTTGAAAACGTTGTTCACGACACAACACGTCAACGGCGGTCTCCGGGAAGCGAAGGCGAAGTTGCTGTTCGCCTACTGGGCCGCGAAGTGGGGCCACCCTCATGCCATTTACGATGGCGGGCGCCAAGCGACGATCAAAGCGCGCCTCCGGGAAAACAGCGACGACATCAGCGAGCTGCTCTGGGTCGTGGACGGCGCGAAGCGGGACGACTGGAAGGACCGAGGGCGTTACGCGGGCATCGAGCATCTGTTCCGCGATCGCGCCACGGTGGAGCGGTTAGCGCAACTCGCGCCCGGCTACCAGCGAGGCGACTATCATCCGATGGCGGCGAAGTTCTGCCCGCAGGAGAACGGCCATGCGGTGGGTTGAACGCACCAACGGCAACGGCAAGCGGTTTCGCCAGTGGCAGGATACGGCGAAGGGGGAGAAGTTTCCCGAGTGGCCGAGCGATGTGTGCCCCGGCTGCCCGATTTGCGGCGAGGAATACGAGCCCCGCGAAGTCCTCATCAACGGCGAGACGCGGGCGTCGCAGCGCTTGTATCTCTACCATGATCCGGACCGGCACCGCGATTATCCGGTCAGCAAAGATCGCATCATCGAGGCGAGCGAGCTGCGGGCCCCGCGTGAACCTGGTGAGTAACTTAGGGGGCGAGGGGGTTAGTCAAATGAGCCTCGATGAAGCAAGAGCCCGCTTGCGGGAGTATCTGGCGGCGTGCTGGCTCAAGCATGAGGACTTAGACTTGCTGGTGCTGCGGCGCCGAGAGGACGACTTAATCAGTGCGGCTCGACGCTCCGCGTATCCGCCCGAGGCCCCGTTTTGACCGTCCTGACCCCCGAGCTCGCCGCGAAGATGCTCGACGTGTGGGCGCGTCGTCGCCGTGATCCGCAGGGGACGGTGTATGATTCGAGCGTCTTGGAATGTGCGCTCTACGGCCTCCCGGATTTCGCCCCGAGTCATCGAGGCGTGACCGCCTACAAGGAGATTCCCTCGTGGCGATTCAAGGTCGAAGGGCCGCAGATGGCGAAGCGTGCACGGAAGAAGTACCTGTGAGGGTAGCGCGGGTATGGCGGGAGATGCTCAGGTGACGTATTTTGAGGCGTCCGTAGTTCCTTGCAGGGTGACTTCCGCTGGAGGAGAATCGTATGACTACCGGCTCGCCGTCGCTTGCCCTCACCGCCAATTGGACCGATGTCTCCGTAGTTCCTACGCTCACCAATGCCAGCAATACGCTGGCGCTCTCCAATTGTGGCACGGGCTATGTCTGGAATACCTACTGGTATCCCTACTATCGCCCGTTCCCGCCCGAGTATTGGGAGCGCGAACGGCGCCCCATTCGGTTGACGATGGCGGAAGTGGAGCGGCTCCGCGTCATCGCGAAGAAGGACAAGGCGCTGAAGGAGACGCTGGAAAAGTTCACGGACCATATCGAAGTCATCGTGGATTTCGGCAAGAAGGAGTAATGGCCCACTACAAACGGAAGCGAAAGCACTGGCAGCGCCTGTGTATGTGCAAGTATTACAAGCGCGCTGCTGGGAATGGAAAAGAGCGCCGCCCCCCGCGTGAGGGCGAAGATCGCAAGCGCTTCCGTAATGGGCGTGAATTGTGAGCCTCTCATGTGGGCGGGAGATGCTCCGATGAGCCGCTATACGTCTGGGCGCGCCAAGGAATATGCGGCCCGCGACCATCTGGCGAAAACCGCCCGCCTCGTGGTGCGCTCGGCGGGGTCCAAGGGCCTCGTGGATTTGGTGGCCTTCTTCGGGATGACGATCTGCCTCGTGCAGGTGAAGTACACGCGGCGCCCCGGCAATGCCTGGATCGACAAGAACTGGCGGGCACTGGTGAAGCTCCAACAGACGGGGCGGTTTCCCGAGAATGTGCGCGCCGTGGCCTACGTCTATCGGTTCGGGAAGCCCCAGCCGGAGATTCACAGTGCGTGAGGGGCGGCTTGCGAACGCGAAAGGACTGACGTAACCTAGACTGGTGCCTCGTAAACTCCTGGACGCCGAACACGTCGGCTATCACGACGCTCGCCACAAGTTTGCCGTCGGGAACCCTGGCGGGAAGCCTGGCGTCTCGGGTCGGAAGCCCGAAGCCTTGGCGATCCGGTGTCAGGCTCTCACGGAACGCTTGGTCATTCCGATCATCGAGAAGTATCTGCAAGACCCGCAAGACCCGACGAAGCCGAAAGCCTCGCTCACCCCGAAAGATCGCGGCGTCCAATGGGCGGCTGAATATCTCCGCTCCTATCTCCCCAAGGGGATGCAGCCCATTGAAGGCGACCTGACGCTCAATGTCCCCGACGCCCAGCGCACGTTCCAGAGCCGAATGGATCGCCTCACAGCCCGTCTCGGTGCGGCGGCGATGCCTGAAGGGTTTGAGTGAAGCGGAAGCGGCGGTCGCGCTCTACGAGTGGAAGTTCTGGGCGCGGCAAAACCAAATCGCCCCAGATGGGGACTGGCGTGTTTGGCTGCTGCTCGCTGGCCGAGGTTTTGGCAAGACTCGGACAGGGGCAGAGTGGGTGCGTGCCCGTGTGGAGAGCGGAAGGGCCTCCCGAATTGCTCTGGTTGCCCCCACTCCGGCCGATGCCCGCGACGTAATGGTCGAAGGGGAGTCGGGCATTATCCAAACCGCTCCCCCGTGGAATCGCCCCACCTTCGAACCCTCGAAACGCCGCGTCACCTGGCCCAATGGGGCCTTAGCCACGATCTATTCAGGGCATGAGCCGGATCAGCTCCGGGGGCCGCAGCATGATACGGCCTGGTGTGACGAGTTGGCCTCATGGCAGTATGCTCGCGAGACATGGGACAATTTGCAGTTCGGCATGCGGCTCGGCGATCCCCGGACCTGTGTCACGACCACCCCCAAGCCGATCAAGCTCCTCCGCGAACTGCTCAAGGCGCTGCATACCCACGTCACGACGGGCTCGACGTATGACAATGCGCCGAATCTTCCCGCGGCGTTCTTCGAGCAGATCGTGGCGAAGTACGAAGGGACAAGCCTCGGGCAACAGGAACTGCATGCGGCGCTCTTGGATGAAATGCCGGGGGCATTGCTCACCCGAAAGGTGCTGGACGACTCTCGTCTCAACGAAGCCCCGAAGCTCCGCCGCATCGTCGTGGCGATTGATCCTGCCGCCACGGATAACCCCGACTCCTCCGAAACCGGCATCATCGTCGCGGGCCTCGCGGATAACGGCCACGGCTATATCCTGACCGATCTGTCAGGACGCTTCTCCCCCGATGCATGGGCCCGCCGCGCCGTCGGGGCCTATCATGACACCAAAGCGGATCGCCTGATCGGGGAGCAGAACAATGGCGGCCAGATGGTCCGGCACACCGTATTGACGGTCGATGAACGGGTGAACTACAAAGCCGTCGTCGCGTCAAAAGGTAAGCATACCCGGGCCGAGCCCATCGCCGCGCTCTATGAGCAGGGCAAAATCCACCATATCGGGACCTTCGCCGAACTCGAAGACCAGTGGTGTACCTGGGTGCCGGGCATGGCGAGTCCCGACCGGCTGGATGCTTGCGTCTGGGCCTTGTCTGACCTTATGTTGAGCGGGGATGTCACGCACGTACATCCCGTCTCGCTCACGGGGGCTTCTAAGTGGCTGAAGTGACGACGCGCCGCAAAGCCCAACCGCCTCCCGCGGCCCCTCCAGCGTCCGCTCCAGCCACCTTCCCCGAAATCGGGCTCACGGGTCTCCGGTATTGGTCCGCGCAATGGGCGCGGATTGACGAGGAGTTTCTCCCCGAACTGAAGTGGGAGAAAGCCCAAAAGATTTACCGCGAGATGGGGGACAATGACCCCACGGTCGGGGCGGCGTTCAACGCGATTAGCTGGCTCATTCGCCAAGTCCCCTGGCGCGTGGAGGGGGACACCGAGACCGACCCCCGCGTCGAGTTTCTGGAAACCTGCCGCCAGGATATGTCCCACTCGTGGGAAGATTTCTTGGCTGAAGCCGTGCGCGGGACGTTGCAATACGGCTGGCAAGCGCACGAGATCGTGTACAAACGCCGCGTGGAGGGCGAAAGCCAATACACCGATGGATTGATTGGCTGGAAAAAACTTCCCATTCGGGCCCAGGATACGCTGTTCCATTGGGAGTTTGATCCCCAAGACGGCGGTCTCATCGCCATGGTGCAACTCCCCCCGCCCGACTGGAAAGAGCGCCGCCTCCCCATCGAGAAGCTCTTGCTCTTTCGCACCGAGACCTTCAAGGGCAATCCTGAAGGGCGTTCGATTCTCCGCAACGCCTATCGCCCCTGGTACATGAAGAAGCATTTGGAGAACATCGAAGGCGTCGGCGTCGAGCGGGATTTGGCGGGTTTGCCCGTGCTCTATGCGCCCGCCCGACTCTTTGGGCCGAGCGCGTCCAGCGATGACGCCGCGGTCTTGACGGAACTCCAGCGCATTGTGACGAACATCAAGCGTGACGAGCAGGAAGGCGTCTTGATGCCGAATGTCTATGATGAGCATGGGAACCAGCTCTACAAACTCGAACTGCTCGCTACGGCGGGACAGCGGCAGATGCCAACGAGCGAGATCATCAGCCGCTACGATCTACGCATCTTGCAACTCATGCTAGCGGATTTCCTGCAAGTGGGCCATGGACAGACCGGCTCGTTTGCGTTGGCTTCCTCCAAGACGGAACTCTTTGCCGTCGCGAACGGGGTGTTTCTCGATCAGATCGCCAGCGTGTTCAACCGCTACGCGATCCCCCGCCTCTTGGAATTGAATGGCATGGAGACCGAGGACGCCCCTAAGCTTATGCACGGGGATATCGAGCACCGGGATGTGACGGAACTCGCCACCGCCTTGAATACCCTCGCCGGGTCGGGGATGCCGCTTTGGCCGAATCCCAAGATCGAAGCGAAAGTCTTGGAGGCGATGGACCTGCCCGTCCCGACGCCCGAAGAACAGGCGATGCGGGATGCCGAAGTCCAAGCCGAGCAACAGCGGCAGACGGACCTAATGCGGCAAGCGCAACCTGATCCTGCGAAGCCTGATCCAAACGCTGCTCCGAAGGCGGAGGCCGCCTAATGTTTACTATGATGGGGGCCATGTGGGGAGGATTGGCGCTCGCTCAACTCCTTGAATGTGCAATTATGGGGGAGAAGGCCATTCAAACTCAAGCCTATGCGGTACGTCGAAAGGCGGTACTCTGGTCGCGAATCGCGCTTGGGTGGATTGTACTCCTGTTGGCGATGGTCTTCATTCGGGCCCACGCATGAGCTATTACAAGCAAGGCATCAGTCCGGCGTGGGTCCAAGAACAACTCGCGCAAGCCATGGATGCGAGCGAAGTGCAGCGCGAAGTGTTAGAAGCGATAGCGGAAGGCCGGTGTGAGGAAGTCCGCGAGTGCGCCCGCTTGGCGCTCGAACGTTCTCGATCCGAGGAGTAGGGCCATGACGGAAACACTCGCGCTGAAGGACGGTAGTCAGATCGACGTAAATCTATTGCCGAACGATCTGATGGTCTGGAAAGCGCATTGGCGCGCCGAACTGTGGGATGCGGATGGGTGGAAATCGGGCAAGCCGCCGCTCAAGACCGTGGACCAGGACGGCAATCTCCTCGTTTTAGGCGGAGCCTCCTTGATGTGGGAATACGCCATCGGCAATGGCTCGACCGCGGCTGCTTCAGCGAAGAAATATGTCAATGCCACGGCCGCGCGCCTTGTGGCGGTCCCCTTTACCCCGCATCGGGGTGCCCGCATTACCTTCGTAATTATCCAGGGCGGCCTGGGCGGATTTGCCATCACATGGGCGGCGGCCTACAAGAAAACGTGGAGCGATACAGGAAACGCCACAGGAACCCGGAGCAGCATTTCCTATATCTATGATGGGACCAACTGGAACCAAGACGGCGCGCAAGCGCCTTACGTCTAACGCCGCTCGACCTGATTCAGAAAGCCGTTCCCCCCTATCGGGCGATTCATGCGATTGCGGATCGCTTGGTCCCGCAAGCGCGTCGGGCGTTTCTCGATGCGGTCCGGAGGATTCAAGGCACCACGGCTTGGAAAACGATCAGCGAACAGATCGCAGCGGGCGACTGGCGGTTCGTCGGCGAAATGGAGCGGATCTTCGGCGCGGAATTGACCCCGAGCCTCCGGCAAGCACTAGAGCGGGCCGTCGTGCAAGCGGGGCAAGTCGCGGCGCAGCAATTCCCAGCGAGCATCGCCGCACAACTCTCGTTCGAGTTGACGAATCCCTTTGCGGTGCAAGCGGTGGATCAGCAGGTGGCGACCGTCGTGAACGATCTGACGCAGGTGAACAGTCAAGCCCTGCTCGCGATCTTGCACCAGGGTTTCACGCAAGGCGTCGCCCCAAGAGATATGGCGCGGCGAATGCGTGACTACGTGGGGCTAACGGAACAATATGCCACGGCCGTAGATCGTCTGCGAGGGAACTTGGCAGCCCAAGGACTCGCCCCAACGAAAGTGGATGCCACGGCCTCGCAGTATGCGGAACGCTTGCAGCGGCTCCGCGCCTTGACCATTGCGCGCACCGAGACAATCCGGGCCGCGAATGCGGGGCAACAAGCGGCATGGCAGGATGCGGAATCGAAAGGCTTGTTGGATCGCAATATCGTCCGCCAGATTTGGATCATCACGCCGGATGATGCCCTCTGTCCGATCTGTGAAGCGATCCCCGATGAGAACCCCGACGGAGTACCCTTGGGCGGATTCTTTCAGACGGACGATGGGCCGGTGGAAGGCCCTCCCGCGCACGTAAATTGTCGTTGCGCGCTCGGCCTCCAATTCCCCGAGGAAGCATGATCCTTCAGCGGATGCTATTGATTGGCGGATTTGTGTTCGGGCTCGGAGCGATTATTCGCTGGCTCGCAGCCTATGGCAGCGAAAGCCGGAACGCCAATGCACGACCTGAGTGGCGTCTTGGATGGTCGCCATTCGGCCGATCCCCCGATACGACCGTATCCGCTTATGCGCGCCATGTCTATGAGGACGCACAAACCTTTGATGCTGAGGCGGCCCGCGCCATGGAATATCCGGCGACTGCGACGGTCATCAAAACTCCAGAGGTAGTGACCGAAGCCCGAACGGAGCAACGCGTTCCATGACGGATACCCTGATCGTCATTCCCGTCCGGGCTGGCTCGGCAGGCGTCCCGAATAAGGCGCTCAAGTCCTTGGGCGGCCCGTCACCCTTGGAGCGCGTCATCCGCACCGCGCAGCAAGTGGACGCGATGCTGGTGGTGGTGACGAATGATGGCACGGTGGCGGATCGGGCGGAAGCCTTGGGGGTCACGGTGCTGCAACTGCCTGAGTCGCTCGCCCAAGCGCAGATTCCCCTCGATGCGCCGGTGTATTGGGCGGTGACGCAAATGCCGCCCCATGCGATTACGGTGACCCTGCAAGTCACGTCTCCCTTCACGCGGGCAGCGATGATTCAGCAAGCCATCCAGCTCGTGCGCGATTACCAGACGACCGTGGTGACGGTGCGGGACGACCGGGGCCTGCGCTGGCACGCCCCTGCCCACGATTGCGTCTTAACCACACGCGCCCCATATCGAGTGGTCCGGCAGCACATGCCCCCCGAGTGGCGTGAGACGGGGGCGATCTTCGCAACACCCTCCGCCTACGTCACGCCCACCTTTCGCTTCACACATACCGCGTATCTCTTGCCCGTGACGGGCCGTGAAGCGGTCGATATCAATACGCCCGAGGATTGGGCTTTAGCGGAATGGTACGCCGGTCCCGCCCCGCGGGAACTCTTACTGGCGAAGGTATTGGCGAGTGCGCCGCCCCCAGAGATGCCGATTCTCGTGTTCTCCGCCTATCGGGAAGCCTCAGAGGAAATCCTCGATCGCATCAACCGTGCGGCACATCTGCATGGGGAGCGCCTCTATCTTCAAGACGCGAATACCTATGCGGAATGTCTGCTCGCCTTGACCAAGACGCGCGCGCCCGATCTGTGTCTCGTCACATCGGCCTATCACCAACCGCGAGCCTTTCTGACGATGCTGCAAGTCGCGCAGGAGGCGTGTTATCGCGTGCGGCTGTGGAACGCGCCCGCCCCGTCGTCGATGGCGAAGTGGCCGCAGGAAGTGCAGAAGATCGAGCGCTATCAGACCTTGGGCCATGTCGCCAGCTACGAAGCAGGCTTGGCGCATTTGCAGGCCGACACATCGGTGCCCGCATGAGGTACCTCATCACGGGCGGGGCGGGATTCATTGGGTCGCATCTGGCGACCCATCTGGAAACCGAAGGGCATCACGTCACGACGCTGGACCTCATCCGACCAAAGCGGGGCGGCCATTCGGTTGCGGGCTCGGTGGCGAACTACGAGTTGCTCGCCCCATTGATCGACACGCACGATGCGGTGTTCCACTTAGCCGCCGTCGTGGGATTCGCCCGCGTGATGCAAGACCCGATTCGCACGGTGGAGACCGGACTGCGAGGCACGCAGAATGTCTTAACGCTCGCCGCGAAATATGGGAAGCCGGTGCTCTTTACGAGCACGAGCGCGATCTATGGTCGCACCGCCGACGAGCGGCGGCCCGTGGCGGAAACGGACCCGTGTCTCCTCGGGCCCTCCTCCGTGCGGTCCTGGAGCTACGCCTACGCGAAAGCGGCGGAGGAATGTCTCGCCTTGGCCTATCATCAGATGCAACAACTTCCCATCGTCATCGTGCGATTGTTCAATACGGTGGGGCCGGGGCAAAGCGCCAAAGCGGGCTTCGTGCTCCCTAGATTCGTGGAAGCCGCCCAACGGGGAGAGCCATTGGAAGTCCATGATGATGGAGGCCAGACACGGACGTTCGCCCACGTGCAGGATATCGTGGAAGGACTGGCGGCGCTTATGGAATACTCGCAAGCCCGGGGCGAAGTGGTGAATCTCGGCGGGACCGCGACGACGACGATGTGGGACCTCGCCCAGCGCGTCGTCCAAGTTACGGGGAGCGCTTCGGAGGTGCGCTTGATCCCCGACGCGTACGGCGACGGCTACGACAATGTGCGCCACCGGATACCGAATCTGGCGAAGGCGCATCGACTCATCGGCTATACGCCGAAACGCGGACTCGACGAAATGATTGCGGATGTGGCGAGATTACCAAAGGAGATCATGACATGAATCGGCGCACGGCTATTGGCTCATTTGTGCTCACCCTGTTCTCGTTGCCTCTCCTAATGCGGCGTATCCTGGATAAGCCAATTGAGCCAGCCCCTACACCGCTTGGTGGCCAGAATCGCATGGACACGAATGAAATGCGCGGTCAACCACAGATCATGACGACATGGGTCACTGGGAATAAGGTCACTGATTTTGTCATTGTTGGAAATCCGAACAGTGACGTTCTGACCTTCAATACAGGTCCATGACTTCCACGCAACATCCCGCCGATCTGCTGCAGGAAGTCCGGCACATTCTCCGCGAAGCCATCAATACGGACTCGTGGCGGCACCGCTCAACCTTAATGCTCAAGGCAGATGCGCGACTCGCAAAGATTGAAGTATCCCTTAACCGGAAAACCTCGTGACCCATTTCGTCAAGGCGAATCCCTACCTCATTGCCGAAATTGGCATGCACCACAATAATGATGGTGTCTTAGCGCGCGAACTCATCGCTGCCGCTGCCGAAGCGGGGGCCCATGCGGTCAAGTTCCAGGCATACCGCGCCGACTGGCTGGCCGCCAAAGACAGCGCACCCTATTGGGATGTGAAGCAGGGACCGCAAGCCCAATCACAATGGGAGGCATTTAAGGCCAGTGAAGCTATGCCGATTGAGGAGTATTACTTCCTCGCGGCGTATGCCAAGGAAAAGGGCGTGGATTTCTTGATAACCGCTTTTGATGAGTGGCTGGTGGATGAACTTGATCCACTCGTGCCCATATGGAAGATCGCGTCAGGAGACATTACGCATGAGGCGCTGATTCGCCATATCGCCAGCAAGGGCAAGCCCATCCTCCTATCCACGGGCGCCAGTACCCAAAAGGAAATTGCGACGGCGATCGCTTGGGCGGGGGGCATGAGTGCGAACCTCGCATTGCTGCATTGCGTCTTGGCATATCCCACGCGGGCCGCCGATGCGAACCTCGACGCGATTAGTACTATGCGCTTGGTATGGCCTGAATGGATTATCGGATGGTCAGATCATGTCGTTGATGACAGCGTGGTACCGCTCGCGGTCGCCCTTGGGGCGCGCATCATCGAAAAACATTTTTCCTTGGATCGTCGGCAGGTGGGGGGCGATCATTACCATAGCTGGACACCGCAACTCTTGCGGAAGGATATCGAGCAGATTCGAGTCTTACAGGAGATTTTGGGGGATGGACTCAAAATCCCCCGCCAATGCGAAAGCGCCGCCCGACGACTGGCGCGGCGCGCCCTGCATGAAGTCAACGGCGAACAACGAATGTTGCGTCCGGCATTCTAGGGTATCGGAGAATAGGTGAATCTTACCTCTAGCTCCCACCACGTCATCATGTTGAGCGCACCCGAGGATGACGTTTGGCCCAAGCCCGCCAGCGGCAGCGGCTCGAACAAAACCGCTGCCACGGACGGGTGGGAATGAAGGACTTTTTGCAGCAATAGCAAAGCACTATCCGATCTTACCTCCAGCGTAGCACAGATGAAGTCACATAATGCCAGCATACCGTAACGAAGGTTATCTCAGGCGATTTCTTCCCACTTGTCCACGTTGAACTTGCCAAAGAAGCCCTTCTTCTGGGGTCGCAGCGGGCCAAGACCAATGAAGCTCCCCGCCATGTCCACGAGATCGCGAATCCGCTGCGGGTGCACCATCTGACCGTTGATGCGGAACGTGAAACTTGCACCCCAATCATCGAAGCGCGGGAGGATTTTCACCACCACGCCGCTATCGCTGCGCGCCCCCCGCATCTCGGGTTCCCACGTCGCGACGTGGCCATTGCTTCCACTCATCAGCGGAATGACTGGCTCCTCGATACTGAGGAGGCCCCCCAAGACGCTGGCGGTCGCGGTGCTGATCTGGCGCTTCCCATCATAGCGTATGAAGCGTCCCGCGTTGACGAGCGCTGCCCAGAGGTACGGCGTGATGTGCGGGGTGCCATCGGCGAGCAAGTGCAGGCGGCTCGTCGCCTCCTCGCGCGGAGTCCGCATTTCATCGGTCTTTGGGGTTTTCGTCTTGAGGCGGATCATTTCGAGGGCTTCCAGCGACAGGCCATCCATGAACAGCGGGGTGATACCACGGATGCGGACGGCGACCTTCACGAGCCGTCCATTGGCGACTTCTACGGCTTGCTTCTTGGACATACAACCTCCTAGAGAGAAAATAAAACAGTGGAGCGAACCCGAAATAACCGGAGCGGAGCGAACATTATCCCAACCGGCTCCCCAATCTGCCCTAAATGCATTGCCAACGCAAGAGGGGGGGGTCTTGACGCCCCGCACGAGTTAGCCCATTGTAAGGCAGCGCAGCGGTTTGGCCGTCGTCAGGGCCCCCGGTCCCGTGTGGACGTGGGGGCTTTGTCTTTTTCAGGAGCGCGCATATCCCATTCGCTGGCTATACGGACTTCGCCGCCTGTGTCGCCGCGAATGGCGATAAGGACGATCCCAAAGCGTATTGTGGGGCGCTCCAAGCGGAAGCCGAGAAACTGGCGAAAGCGCATCGCCCGACCTTCGGGATCGCGAAGCTCGACGAAGCCTCCCACATGGTCTTTGGCTGGGCCTCGGTCTCGCAATCGCCTGATGGGACCTTGCTGGAAGATTTGCAGGGCGATGTGATCGAGCCCCAGGAACTGGAAAAAGCCGCCTATGATTTCGTCCTCTTTGGCGGCGGGGCGAATGAGATGCATCAAGGCCGCATGAAGGGACAGCTCGTCGAGTCCTTCATGTTGAACGATGAGAAGCTCGGGGCCATGAAACTGAAACGGGACGGCGCGCCAGCAGCGGCATGGTGGGTGGGGTTTCAACTCCAGCCCGACGCCTTTGCCAAGGTCAAGAGCGGGCAATACAAAATGTTCTCGATCAAGGGCCAGAGTGACGCGGAGGAGATGGCCTGATGGCGAAGAAGCTGAAGAACCTCGTCATCGAGAATATCGGCCTCGTGGATAACGGGGCGAATCAACTGGCGGATATGGTGCTCTCGAAGCGCGCCCCCGTCCTGATGATGGCGAAGGTCGGACAGACGGTCACCCGAGAAGTCGGCAAAGTGCGATTTATCATCATCCCGAAGGAGCAGACCCATGGCTGACAAAAAAACGGAGCTGATCGTCGAGCTGCCGGAAGCGGTGACCAAGGCACTGGCGGCGGTGGAGGAAATCACCGCTCGGCTCGCGAAGTTGGAAGGCGCGAAGCCCGACGCCGACGCTCCGCTGACCACCGATCTGGTCGCGGCCCAAAAGGAATACCGCGAAATCGAAAAGCAGATCGCGGAAGTCCGGGTCTCGCTCCAGAAGGAACTCGAAGCCCGCACCGAGGAACTCAAAGCTTCAAAAGCGGAAGTCGAGAAGCTCCATAAGGCGCGCCGCCGGGAGAAGTTCATTACGCGCGTGCGCGAACTCGACCATCTGCCCGGGGCTCCCGCCGACGACTTCGCGGAGACGCTGGACCTGATCGAGCAGGGGCTCCAGAAGGTCGCCCCAGATCGCGCGACGAAAATCTTCACCAAGTTCAACGAGCAACTCGATTCCTGGAACGTCGTGATCGAAAAGAGCGACGTACTGTTCAAGGAAATCGGCCGCGAAGGCGGGGATTTCGGGCTCCTGACCGGCGCTGAGGCGCAGATCGAAGCCCGTGCGAAGGAGAAAATGGTCCGCGATCCGAAATTGACCATCGAGAAAGCCCGCACGGCCGTCATCACGGAGAACCCGAAGCTCTACCGGAAGTATCAAGCCGAGCAGCCCAAGGGAGGGCGGTAACCTATGGCCTACGAAGTCCCACTCCAGAGCCTCTCCTTCCCGTCCACGGTTTCGGCGCTGATCCAGTTCCGGCTCGTGGTCCTGACTTCGGGAGGCGGTATCAAGCATTCGACGGGTCTCTCGACGGGCACCGCCGCCGTCCGACCCCTCGGCGTGGTGCAGGAACCCGTTACCGCCGCCGGTCGCGTGGCGTCGGTCATGCTCTCCGGCGTGTCCAAACTCGCGGCCTCGACGGGCGCGATCAAGACGGGCCAGTGGCTGCGCCAGACTTCCGGGGCTGCCTCCACGGCGTCGAATCTGGGTGGCACGGTGAAAGCCTCCACCAACCAGAGTGCCTACTACTCTATCGGCCAGGCGCTCACAAGTTGCGCCGCGGCAGCCGCCGGCAACATCCGGTACGTCACCGTTCGGCTTGCCCTGTAAGGAGAACTGAGCCATGCCCCAGCCTGCGGCGTCGCAACTCCATCCGATCGATATCCCGCTCTCAAACATGAGTGTGGCGATCATCCAGGATGAGCAAATCTACGGCGTGTCCCGGAAGGTCTTTCCGGTCGTGCCCGTGGACAAGCAATCCAATAAGTATCATGTCTGGGCGCAGGCGGATTTCTTCCGCTCCGATGCGGCCAAGCGCTCCGGGGCCTCCGAATCGGCGGGCTCGGGCCTCTCGCTGTCGCAGGATTCCTACTACTGCAACGAATGGGCCTCGCACTTCGATATCGACGCCCAGCAGCGGGCCAATGCCGATGCGGGGATCGACCTGGAGCGTGGGGCGGTGGCGAAGGTCACGCGCGATATCCTGATTCGCGAGGACTTGGATTGGGCCGCCACGTTCTTCGTCACGGGGGTCTGGAACTCCTCGGCCGGGCCGGTGAACGGGGCGTGGGAGAACGTCAATTCGACGCCCATCGAGGACCTGCGGGCCCGCTATTACACGATGGCGCAGAATACGGGGATGATTCCGAACACGCTGACGCTCGGGGCAAACGTGTTCAAGCGGCTTCAGGATCATCCAGACCTCTTGGACCGGATCAAATACACCCAGCGGGCGGTCGTGACACAAGACTTGATCGCCGCCGTCCTCGGGGTCACGAATACGTACGTGCTGTTCGGCGTGCAGAACACCGCCGCCGATGGCGCCACCGCGGGCACCTATTCGTTCGATGCGGGCAACCATGCCCTGCTCTGCTACTCGGCGCCTGGACCGTCGCTCTACCAGCCCACGGCCGGATACACGTTCGTCTGGACCGGCCTGACCGGGGCGCAGTTCCCCATCGGCATTTCGCGCTTCGACATGCCCTGGCGGAACTTCACCCAGCGGATCGAGGCCAATACGGCCTTCGCGAACAAGAAGGTCTCGACGGTCTTGGGCGAACTTATCCTCAACGCGGTCGGCTCCTAATGCTCGCGCTGAAGGATTTTCCCTATGAGAATCGGGAGACCAAGCAGCAAGTCTGGGTCCGCCGGGGACAGCAATTGGACCCGGACACCTTGGCCCGACATGGCTGCGATCTCGGGAAACTCGAACGGGTGAAGTTCGTGGCCCGGGAAGATGCTCCCGTAGAATCAAATCGGATTCCGAAGAAACGCGGACGCCCCAAGAAGTCCGCGTAGCGTTGTGGGCTGCGGGGGCACTCCGCCCCCGCCTCCCTTTCTTCCTCTGAGAGGGCTCCTATGGGCATGCGGAAGTTTCGCGAGGAAGTGACCTCGCCGAGTTTCAGTCCCATCATCACCTTCAATTCGACGGCGGCGATCATCAAGAACCGCGTCGTCAAGCTTATGAATACGGGGAACGTCAAGCACACGACGGGCACCTCGGGCCGGGCGGTGCTGGGCGTCGCCTTGGCCGCTGCCACGGGCGGCGGGAAGAAAGTCCCCATCCAGTATTTTGGGCGAGTGCAGATTCACGCCTCGACGCGCGCGGTCGCGATTGGGGACTGGGTGCGGGCCTCCTCTGGGGCCGCTTCGACCGCCTCGAATCTTGGGGGCACGATCCGCACCACGACGGTCAATAACCAGATTCTCGGCATCGCGCTGACCAGCGCCGCGGCGGCGGCCGCCGGGACGCAGCGGCTCGTGACCGTGCTCCTCAAT